CGTATGCCGATATCTCCCCGGATATCTGCATCACCTGCTCTGGAGATGATCCCCTAAGGCGGGCAATAGCATCCTCCCGGCGTTGCTTGATGACGTTAATAAAGCGAGCAAAATGCTCATGCTTCGAGAGAAAAGCTATATCATTGCCTTCGGGCATTTGCAAATTTAATTAGTTCACTAGAAACTCTTTCCATCCTTGGGCGAATCCCAGGGATTCCGTCGGCTTCAGCGTTTCTGTACTGATCGTTATTCAAGAACTCAACAGCAGCTTCTCTGTATCTTCTTTCGTTTATCAAGCGTCTTGTCTTGGGGCTTTGCATAATGGACCCCCTGTAATGCTCGCTAAAAATAGCATCTTGCAAAGACTCTGGAAAACTTAAAAAATCAGGAAGAGCTTTTTTTATAGTTCCCATCCTAGATCTTACGTCTCTGTCTAAAAGACGTTCAGCAGCCGATTTATCAATCGACATGCCAGGCTTCACATCGGGGCCATAATGACCGTATCCTATGGTAAAGTATTTTTCTTTGGGATTGGGCTTATACGGCTCAGGTTTAAAGGCTTCGTCTTTTCTTAATGTGTTTTTGAAGGTTTTAACTAGCCTCTCATTGGCAAGAAAACGACCGTAATCAGTGGTGCTTATATTGTCTGGCATATCAACAAATAGTATAGAAGCAAATAGCAAAGCTATCACTGCCGCATTCCTTGGGTTTGCACCTGCCCCATTTGGGCTGGGGCTGTACCAATACGGCCTATTTGGGCGTTTTGAGCTTGCTGCATAGCGAACTGATACTGGCCAGCATATTTCTGAATGCGAGCCGCAAACGCTTCATCTTGCTGCAAACGCTGCTGAACATCTGGCTGCTGCGTATATTGCTGAATAATTTGAAGAGCCACTTGAGAGCCGTTCGGGCGAGCCGGCACTTCAATACCTGCATATATTTTTGATAGATCATCGGTAATATCTTTCAACATTTGGTCCTGTGCCGCCTCGACTGGCCTCATTACCCCATCGGCCAATACTGGATCGATGGAAGAAGCTATCACGGACAGAAGCTTATCCATGTCTATGCGGCCATTTCGGTCCATCTGGACCAGAGAAAGCAGTTGGTTGAGTTTGGCTTCCTGTTTCTCCCCATCGGCATTGAGGACGTCGAAGCTAATAGTGACGTCGAAGTTTTCGTCGGGGTTGCCTTTGCTGAACATTTGGGGATCGGGTACCCCAGTAACATTGAAGAAAATGCGATCGGGTCCAAACCTCTGGAAGTTGCGGTAGCATAATGCTATCACCTCTGCCATATGCTGCAAAAATTTGTCTACCAAGAATTGGCGACGGATGCCCGATAGCGGGTTGTCATCCAGCCCAACCATGCGATCGGCTTGGGCCTGAAGGCTATTCTCCATCTCAACGGATCCGGGATTGAATCCAGGTCCCTGCATAAACCTGATTTCTCCAGCCCTCACTTCCGGGATAAATCGCCCTGGACCTATCTCCTCGGGCTTGCGTCCCTTCGGGTGAGTGACGGCTGGAAGGGTGGATAGGCTATTGCTATCAATGCGACTATCGCGTTCCACCTTCACCTGGTTCTGTATCCCCCGCAATAGGCCAGGGACCGTGGTAGCATCGTATAGACGTTTATTGTCTTCGCTAAATCGGGTAACGACCACGGGATAGTCCTCATATCCGTTTAGCAATTCAAATTTGGCATAACCAGGGATATCTAGCCCTTTGTCGCCTGAAAATGATTCGTGGAACACGGTCTCGTAGATCCCCTCAGACCCGTCGGCCTCGTCGATCAGTCTCTGGTATCCGTGTATTATTTCTACTAGTTCCTCGGCCTCGTAAGCATCGTCAGTAAGTGATATGCTACGCCTTCCCTCCTGTTCCCTCTCCAAGGAGTTTATGTTCACTCCAGAGTATTTAGAGATAACGTGTTCCACGAAATTGGGATCCCAGCCATCTGTCTGCACCTTATTCTCCAGCTCTTGGGCTGTGTAGTAGGTACGCCAGAAACAGTATGGCGAGCGTTGCGGGTCTGTGACATACGCCGGGAAAATGAAGTCGCCATCGGGACCAAGGGTTTTGACCTCCGGGGCATTGACCTGACGCCTGACAGTAGGCACTTCAGCCATTCCAAACTTCCGCAAATCCTTCAGGGCTTTCCGGGCATTCTCCTTTGTCACCTTGATGACGGCCTGCATTTGGACAACCACCTCATCGTCTTGAGTGCCATCCAATATCATTTGGGCCAGGTTGGGATCGGCAGCGGCGATCCGCTGCATGTCAAATTTCTGCTTGAAGGTGCGGTCTTCCATCAACCACCCGCAGTAGGTAATCATAATACCCCGCTCTAGGAAGTAGTTGGCCGCCAGCTCCGCTTCACGCTTGAAGCGAGGAATGTATCCCGAAGTGGTCATCCACTTAAGGAAATTGCTTACCACCTTCGCCCTCGGCACATCCGCCACCTCTACAGGGAAAGCCTGGATGTTCGCCCGGTTCAGGGCGGACATGAACAAGGAGACTAGCCGGGTAACACGCTCATCGATGACATGGCTCTCCAAGTCGGAAGCCCCTTCCCATGGAAAGGCATCTGCTCCATGCTTACGCAAATCTCGGCTCTTGCCCGGCCACCAGTTGCGTCTATCATCGTAGGAAGTGCGGCATACCTCGTAGTATGCGGAAAGCTCATTGGTAGTAGTTTGGTACGCCTGCCGCAATACGTCTACGTCTGGCTCCTTACCCAGATATGTGATAGCCTTGGAGTAGTCGTTTTCCATGTTAAATGTTTCTAGCTTTCTTCGATACGCGATCCAGCGTGACCTTAGTGTAGTTTTTGTTGACGCCTATTCTATCACAGAAATCATCATTATCCATAACATGATGCCAGTTTCCTGTGGCAAACACCTTCAAGACCTCCCACCCAAGGAGTCGGTCAATTTGTTCACACTGCCAGCGGCGGCTGGAAACCAAGTCATCAAGCTGCCGCTCTTCGGTATCTGTAAGACGTGCCGCTGACATCCTGTATAGCCTCAATTAGTATTTGCTTCCCGACTAGTTTTTTGGCCAATTTCTTTGGAACCAATACAGGAACCTTCATTTCAGCTTCACGAATGTAAGCATATACATACTTCTTATTCGGAGCCACCTTAATCACCTGACCCCTATAGTGGGCAGGAGTGGCTTCAGGGACATCAATGGCCTCTGCCAATATCTCCTGTCCCTCTTCACTAATCCAGGTGTTTTTCCCCACACCCTTCATCATATCATCGGATAGCTTTTCCTTGGCCAAGGCCAATAACTCATCCCATTCATAGTGGCCTTGCCGGGCCAATTCGCTTAGTCTTATCTTCATTCAATATCCTCCCGTAGCCCGGCGAGTTACTGCCAAATCGCGAGCTGTTACATGGACTGGGCCTTCCCCGGCATTCGCCATTCGCAAATAGCGTATGGCATCGAAGAAGTCCTTCAAGGGTTCGTCCATTTTCCCCTTTGAGTTGTAGTTGATGAGGCTGTCGATCAGGTTGCGGCAGCTCTCGTGAATGTAGCACCTGGGCCGATTGGCAGCATCAATCGGCTCATTCGGGTTGTAATTGAACCACTCATCCAATGCGGATAAGCCCACCTCCTCCATCCTGCCATCGGATGGAACGAATATAAAACCATGCTCCTCGAAGGACATGAAGAGGTCCTCATTGTTCTCGTTCTCCTTAGCGAAAAACCTGGAGTCGCCGATTCGCTCGAACACTTCCACCCCCAGCTCATCCTCCACTTCGGCAAACAACTCGCAATATCCCTGAACACTCAACCCTATCTTCTTTGAGGCAGGACCATACCTCCATTTGGGATCCCCGAAATCTGCCCATTCCCCATATGTTTCCCAATCGGGCCATTCCCGGCAGATGTACACATTGTCACGCTCATCCACAGCAGCCCATATCGAGACGTAGTTTCTGGCACCCGCAGGGTCCACCACCTGATAGATGGTATATCTCGCCTTATTGGACACGTCGGGAAATTTCATCCCATACTTGTTCTCCTTCTTGTCGCTCAACACATTCACCTCGGTATTGAAGAGAGGAAGGAGGGAAGTCATGCTCTTCACCGGAACACCATAAGCGCGGACAAGTATTTCCTCATCTGGCCTACCTCTCAGATCTTTCGCTATTCGCTCATACCCCCCGAATGGGTTTTCGTCTGAATGCAGATAAACCACAGATGCATCCCTAGAGGGGCTGTATTGCCGCACAGGGACATCCCGACCATTAAGCAATGCCGCACCCCTAGTTTCAAGAGTTTCGACGTTCTTGAGGTAGTCTGAGATAAATGGAGTGTAGCCATCTATAGGGGTAAACCCTACACCCATAACAGCATCTCGGGTGGCTAAACGAAACCTAAGCGTGTTTACTAGCGTAGCGTCACCCAAATACTCATCCAACCAGGCTCCGATATTGATGCCATTTGGATCCGGGAATCCATATTCGAACCCTTCAAGGATGGTTTGGTTGTTGCTAAATTGGGTGTATGTCTTGAAATCAACCCTAGTTCGGGTGTCTGGAAAGATGAAGCTCTTGCCAGTGAAACCATTTTGCATGGAGAAGTTGATGTAGCCATCTATGCTCTTGGTCTTCTTCTTCATCTCCCTGGGCATCATATCCCATATAGC